TATTTTTATCTGAGTCGAGACCCATCATTGAGGCAGAGTCAATGATTCTCTGCTTCAGTTTTTGGGCCTCGGGATCATCAGATAAACTCAACCTAGTATAAAGAACTTTTTGTTTTTCTAAGAGGCGAGATAGAAGATCGATGTGTTTAATTTTATCTTCCTTAGTCATAGAGTAAAAAGAAAACATGCTGGTATAAACTTCTTGTTGAAGCTGACCAACTTCTGTCATCTCTGCTCGGACTACTTCGGAATCAAAAAAGCTCATTCTTCTTCGGTCTCATCATCTTCTTCGACTACTTCATCAACAATTTCTTCAACTGATTTGGATTCTTCAATTTGCTCAAGAACATCAATCGCACCAGCAACTCTTAACAGAGTATTTGATATTGACTGCATTTGAGCATTAAGTTCTTGCATATTTTTTTCAAGTTCTTCTCTTCTTCCTTTCAAAGTTTCAAGAACTCTATCGTTTTCAAGTGCCATAAACAACCTCTTTTAGAATTTTTTTGTATCGGAATACATCGATATTTAGGAATGGAGAATACTTTTTCATTCTCATACTGACGGTTTCCCACACCGGGTCTTGCAACCTTTTGTCAAAGTTAGATCTGAATCCAAGAATTTTATCAAGTATCACAAGTGTTTCAATTGAGAGATCACCAGCCAAATATTTTTTAAGTATTGGTGGGTGACCACTCACCCTTGCAAATATAGAATCTAAACTAGAATTTGCAAGAACTTTTTCTATTTCTTCTTTGAAGACATAAGAAAGGGACTGATTTCTTTTTTTCCATGAAGTATAGCGACCTTCACCCTCTCGTATCATTTCACCAATCCAAAGTTTGCTTGGATCGGTGCAAGTAATAAAATTTGAGACAAAAAAATCGACGACTTCTTTGTCATCTTTTTGACGAGCTAGTTTCTCAAACCAGAAACGATCTTTACGCTTATAGAATGATTGAACTGTTGCTCTACTCTTTCCACAATACTTATGATAATCGTATTTTTCTTTTGTAAAATGATTTTTTAAGGACAAATAACAACGATAAGCATCAAAGGGCATCATTTTAAAGTGGTAGTTTTGCTCGGGAAGTTCTCTTCAGAAAATTAAGTTCCATAGCTTCGTACTTAATTTTCTCTTTCAGAGGTTTAGAAATAAGTTTAGGAACTGAATCGAACTCAATATTATTATTTTCGCAGAATAAAATGATAGCATCAATGTAACTCATATTAGAGTCTTTGACCATGTTCTCTATCTCTTGTGCGAATTTTGTAGGGCAGAAAAACTTCTTTTCTAGTTCCTTCTTTAATTCATTTGACATTACTTGTCCCAGTATTGTGATGTACAAATTCTTTGATGTATCTAACTAGTAGCTTAATATACTCGCCTTTGTTACGTTTGTCAAATACTTTTACCTCACCACTAGGAGTTACCATGATGGTGATTAATTTTTTGACAGAAATACCAGTTAGTTCATAATATGCGGAAGCATAAAACATCTCTTGGACGAAATAGTTTTCCAACCATTTCTCAGGTTTAATCTTATCAGATGTTTTAAAATCTATGACTGCAAGTTCTCCTTCATACTCTGCGATGCAGTCCACTCTTCCGGCTAAACCAAGATACTCAGAATAAAGAGTTCTCTCGATAGCATGAATATTATTTATCTTGTCCAAATAAGGGCGAGCATGGGCAAACATAAACTTGGTGAGGGGTTTAAAGTTATTCCAATCAATCTCATCATTCTTCATGTAAACTTCTACAGCTTCATGAAAGTCTGTCCCACGACTAGTTGCCCTTTTAGTAATACGATTTGCTTCTTCAATACCAACTTTCTTGCGCCACTTCGCAAAAATCTCACGATTATAAAATGAAGTTACAGAAGTAATAGATGGCACCCACTCTCCATTTGGGAGATTATAGAGACGGATGTCACCAGTATGTTTTGCTTCTAGTTCAAGATCACCGAGATGATTTACATAATTAAATTTCATAGGGATTACAGATTAAGCTCCATTTTTGCGGTGAGATATTCTTTAACTAGACCAGATCTTACAACATCTTCAATACCAAATTCAATACATTCAAAGGAGTCCATAGTCCTAAGAATAGAAAGAAAGTCTACGATACCATTCCTTTCATTAGCCTTATTTAAATCAGACTGACGGGCATCACCACAGAACATAATTTTACTACTCTCACCTACACGGGTAATAATAGAATCAAGTTCATGAAAATTCAAGTTCTGGAATTCATCAACAATAATAATAGCATTGTCTAATGTTGTACCACGAAGGAAGGATGTACTCCAGAATCTAATTGACTCTTGAGCCTTAAGATTAGCATAGAGCATCTCAAAGTCTGCATCTGAAGGCATTTCAAACATATATTTCACCATATTCTTATATGGAATCTGATAGATGTCTGCCTTGTCTTCATGAGTTCCAGGAAGGAATCCAATCTCTCTAGTCGCTACCAATGACCTTACAACATAAATTTTTTCATATGGAGTATATTGGTCAAGGACTTCTTTCATCGCATTATAGAGGGTGATAAAAGTTTTACCTGTACCCGCAGCACCATAAGCAACAATATTTTTCTCCTTCTTATAGGCATCAAAGAGTAACTTTTGATTATCTGTAAGAGGTTCAATATTTAAAAGAAAGTCCGAACTAATCGGTTTCTTTCTCTTCATTTGTTTTGCAGTTAAACCATATCCAACTGGTTGATCAGAGGTAACTTTCTTTCTTCTTGGCATAAACTTTAAATTTTCTTTACTTGAGAACGCGGAGCTTTGGATGCTTTATCCAGGACTTCATTCCATCCAGGATTTTTATTGACGAGTCGATCTTTCCACTCACCAACTTCACCCGAAGCGGGACATGTGGCGGGATCAGACCAATCTCTTTCCCATTCTGGGTTATCAGTTTTCCACTTGTCCCATTCATGAACACTAAGTTTCACTTCTTTTTGCTCACCAGTTTGTTTGTTGATAACAGGGTATGTAGCCATAATTAATTCAATTTGTAATATTTATTCAGTCCAACCCATCGCTTCTGCAACAGCAGGGAACTGTTCACAGAAGATTTCCTTAGCACGGTTAGCAATGTCCATGTGCTCCTTCTGTGTGCCGTTGGCCGAGCGCAAATCGATATAATGAATCCATGAACGAACAGAACCTGTCATGTATAGTCTGGTCGGTGTGGCTAGGGGGAGAACGAACCTGGCACATTCCTTTGCAATATCAGCATCAAGCATTTGCTGATAAAGTTTCATACCTTCTTCAAAGTGTTTCGTAATTTTAATCTGGAACTCTTGACGAACAAACGGGTCAACATCATCAATAGAATTCTGACGATTCTTGGTGTCTTGGCGGCGGAGTTCGGGGAGCGGGATCGTCTCACCCAGTAAGGAGGAATCAGCATAACGTTGTGAAAATTCTTGATATGTGAAAGACCTATGCCGAAGCACTTGGGCCGCGATTCCCCTTGTAGTGTTCAACTCTAGAGTCATTGTTGCCTGCTCAAAGATGCTCCAATGTTGATGCTTGATACAATATCTGAGGAGACCTGCAAACTTTTCATTCTCCTGATTGTTTGGATTACTTACGCGAGCACAATAAGCCATGTGCTTCTCTGCATCGGGAGTAACAGAGATAAGTTTTACTAAATCAGTCTGGGTATCCATCATCGTCATTAAATACTTCGTCGTAATCAGTTATGTAATTTGCAGCAGGATCATCATAATTCTCTTGCCGTGTTGTATAAGCATCAATATCCGAATAAACTTCAGACTCCAATGCTTCAACAAGAAGTTTTAGATTCCGTACTATCAATTTAAGTTTGTCTCTTTCCATAAGATAGTATAGTTTCACCTAATTATAGACAAAAAAAGAGGACCCGTCAAGGTCCTCATTTAAATACTTTCCAGTTTGATATGCCTAGAGATTTTAAATTAATCCATTTAGCATAAGTTACTCCACGATATGTTAGAAGTCTGAAAACCCTATCAGGATCGTGAACTTCTGGATTATATTCTGGAAGATCATAATAAAGTTTGATCTTCAGCATTTGTTTTTCCCTCAGTGTTTATAAAGAAGGACGAGTTCACCGTACAATAACGACATAGTAACAAAACAACCTAAGGATAAGAGCCCAGTTAATTGTAGTGCTTCCATAGTTCCTTACTTGGTATAGGTACGACCACGGTAGCAGAAGGTGCCATGAGACTCCTGTCCTGCCTGACGAACTTCAGACTTTACACCACGATATGCAGTGTGAGTGATCTGTGCGTCATGCAGAGCTGCTGCCTTGTTGATTTGCTTTTTGATGATAGTAAGTGTGTTCATTTGTTTTCTCCTGAAGTAGTTGGATTTTTAGGTCCGTTCCTTCAGTCGTTTGCGTCCCATTTGCAGTGATGGTTAAAATCTTGAATGACTTCAATGAGTTCTAACTTTTGTTCACTATTCAAATTTGTCCTTTCGACACGACCGATTATCTTGGCCGCATCCACACAGGACATATTTGCATAGAATAACAATTCAAACATGGGATGAACGCTCCGTTCCGCGACTTACTTGCGTCTCATGTAAATGTACCCTCACATTGACCTTCTACTTTTGACTTAAGATATCCTATCAGATTCAACTTTGACCGAAGGTCAAGATTAGGATCTGCTTGAATTTCTACTCGTCTCTGTAAGAACCTTTCACAAGACATATGCCAACCGTAAGGATTAGCGTCATCATGATGGGCAAGGGTCAATGCCAGCAGGATACTGAGCATGAGATGAACGTATGAGGCTATTATAACCTTTACAGCCTATA